TTTGTTAGTACAGTGCATTGAGCTGACAAAGTTAGTTAGTTCAGAAAAAATGTGTAATGTAAGTTAGATAGGCTAATTAACAGTACACATAACGACATAAGGTCGTTTGATCAAATAACTTAAAGGAAATACAAATGAAGAAGAGTCTATTAGCACTCGCAGTTTGCATGGCATTTGCAGGTTCTGCATTTGCTGTTGCCGGCGGCGAGCCAAACAACACAGGTTGTAACGGTGTCGGCAATGTCAACTCTCCCTGCAAGGGCGACAAGGGTGACAAGGGTGACAAGGGTGACAAGGGCGACAAGGGCAATAACGGTGATAAGGGCGACAAGGGCGACAAGGGCAATAACGGCTCCAACGGCCATGATGGCGACAAGGGCGACAAGGGCGACAAGGGCAATAACGGCTCCAACGGCTCCAACGGCCATGATGGCGACAAGGGCGACAAGGGCGACAAGGGCGACAAGGGCGACTCGGGCCAAGGTGGTAACGGTGGTAACGGTGGTAACGGTGGCTCAGCGAAGTCCAGTTCTACCGCTGTAGCCGGTGCTGCTGCAATTGCTGCACAACAGCAAGGTCAAGTCCAAGGTCAGGCGCAAGGTCAACTCCAAGGTCAGGCCATTGTTGGTTCTGGAAACAGCAATGTTTCGACCAAGGGTACCGTGGGCAATGTAGGTAGCACACAGTCGCAGACCAATGGTTCTGCAACTTCGGGCAACTCGAATGCTGCAAGCGGTAATTCAACCACAGTTGGTGGTCAGGCTACTACAGTTTCGATCGTGTCTGGTGACAACCAGTATACCGTTGACGCTGCTCGTGCTGCTGCCGAAGGTGCAAATCGTGGTGCCGAAGACGCTGCTGCTACTGTAGCCGCTGCCAAGCTCCAAGCTGATGCCATTCGTTACGCTGCTGATGCTAAGATTAAGAACACACCATCGGTTGACGGTCCTGCTCTAACCAGCTCGAACGACACCTGCATGGGTTCGACATCCGGTTCAGCCAACTTACCTGGAATTGGTATTGGTTTCGGTACAAGCTGGGTCGACGGCAACTGTAAGATGCTGAAGAACAGTCGCGAACTGTGGAATATGGGTATGAAGGCTGCCGCTCTTGCGCTAATGTGCAAGGATGCAGACAACAAGGAAGCTCTTGAGCTGACTGGTTTCGTATGCCCACAAACTGCTAAGGAAAAGGCTGCAAAGACTGCTGCTGATTCGTCGACAGCCGCTGCCGTAGCATCTGCTGAACCGACTGATCCGATCGTTCGTGATCGTATGGGCTTGCCAGCACTAGTGACAGCATCGAAGTAATATAAGGAGACGCCATGAAGCATCTAATCATCATGGCGGCCTTAGCAGTTACTTCAACTGCTTTCGCTGCCGAAGTAAACGTAGGTAAGGCAGTGCTTGGTTCCGGTACACCGTCGAATGTTGTCGGTGGTACCGAAAATGCAAAGGTTGTTGACAACGCAAAGGTTGAAAATAACATTCTGCATGCTCCGCAGTACATGCCACACTTCCCGACTGCTGCCACAATTTGGCCGAGAGTTGTAGAAGTTCCGTGTACTAAGGATTTGAAGGGTGATCTGACTTGTGCAGGTTACAATTGGAGTCCTAGCATGGGTCCGGGTGAATACTTGTTTGTATCACCAATGGTCACTGAGCCTGTTAAGCCAGTCATCCAGACTGTAGTTGTACCAGGTCCGGTTGTTACCAAAGAGGTATTTGTAGAAGTACCGGTAAAGAAGAAGAAAGAGTAAGTCAAATTACTCGAGGAAAAGCTAGCTTCGGCTAGCTTTTCCATTTATACTACACATATGCCAGTTATCGTATCAATTGCACTCGCAACTATCTGTTTTACCTATCAGGGAACAGAGGAATGTCACCCTGTTTTGTTGGGTAAAAATGTGCCTACTCCTGTAGGCGAATACACATTGAGAAAACGTATTACTGCTGATCCCGGATATGGTGGAGATGTTTTACAATTTCATGAAACACATGATGAGGTATATGCTATCCATCGAGTATGGTTATTAAATCCTAAACAGAAGCGAGCCGAACGACTTAGGAGTAACAATATTCAGGATAGGTATATTAGTTCTGGATGTATAAATGTTGATCCAGCAGTTTATGATAGATTAATGGACTGCTGTAGTAGTACCCAGTTAATTATTAAGTAGAAGCGATAAATATGTGTATTACTGGAGAATACACATATGAAGAAAAAGGCTCTTATTGTTGGTATTAATTATGTAGGAACATCTAATACACTCAAAGGCTGCATTAACGATGCCAACAACATGAAGGCATTACTAGAAAGTAAAGGCTTCACCGAAATTAAGATGATACTTGAAAAAGAAGCAACAACTGCCGGCATTATTGCTGGAATGAATTGGTTGGTGGCTGATACCGTCCCAGGCGATGTTATTGTTTTTCACTACAGCGGTCACGGATCACAATTAGTCAGCTCAGTTGAAGCCGATGGATTTGAAGAAATTATTTGCCCGGTGGATTTAAATTGGCTAGATAAGGTTATTACCGATGATACCCTGCGCCAAACATTTGATAAGGTACCGAATGGTGTAAATACCACTCTAATACTTGATTGTTGCCATTCTGGAACAATGTTAGATCAAAGTGGAACACTAGGTGGTACAAAAGAAGTTGCCGCACCAGTAAAGAAAAAAGGTTCGAGATACCTAAAGCCACCTGCAGGTATTGTTAAGAAACTAAAGAACAGGGTATTGGTTGATTGGCAAACTTCAAGAGACGTTAATGCGAGTGCATTATTGATTGCTGGATGCATGGCAAATCAAACATCTGCAGACGCGGTTATTAACGGTGTGCCACAAGGTGCTGCTACGGCCTCACTACTAAAGGTAGTGGCTGCAGATTCAGCGATTTCTTATAGATCCCTAGTCACAAATATGCAGGGATATATGGTGGAAAATAAGTTTAAGCAGATTCCAGAGCTAGATGGATCTGAATCCTTATATGATCAAAAGTTCTTGGAACCATTTAGCTTTGCTACACCGGTAGAACCAGTAGAACCAGTCATACCAGTTATCGATACCACAGCAGGACCTGTTGTGGAACCATCTGCCAGCAATAATAATATGAAACCTATTCTAGTCATTGGTGCTATAATAGCAATAATTGTTCTATTTCTAGTATTTGGTTAAATATCAGAGATAAATAAATTTGTAAAGTGCCCATGGTGGGGCTTTACACGTTAAAACTTGCTTAACAAGGAGTATATTATGTCAAGACACGACTTCTCACGCCTATTCGACCAGCTCGAAGCTTTATCTGTTGGATTTGGACCTGTATTCAGGGACTTTCAGATTCCGACAAGTAATTATCCCCCACATAACATTGTTAGAATTTCAGATACTGAATTCTACCTCGAAGTTGCAGTAGCAGGCTTCAAGAAGGACGAAGTAACAATGGAAGAACACCAGGGTGTGTTAACAATTAAGGGTGATAAGATAACTGATCCCGAATCGACATACCAATTTAGAGGAATTGCAAATCGTTCATTCTCAAAGAGTTTCCGTATTGCGGAATACTTTGAAGTTAGCGATGCTTCCTTAGAAGATGGTATCTTATCGGTTAAGTTTACAAAAAATCTACCAGAGGAAGCAAAGCCTAAGCTTATTGCTATCAAGTAAAATTTATTGACTTACCGCCTCGGGTTGTGTAAACTACAAAATTACACGACCCGAGGATTTACAAAATGCCAGAAATCGAAGTTATCGAGGAAATACAAGAAACCATCAAAGTACAGATTCCAAAGATGTACAAGGTGTTGCTTCATAATGACGATACAACTACCTTTGACTTTGTAATTGCTGTTCTTATGAGAATCTTCCATAAGACTGCCGAAGAAGCAATTGAAATTACCAAGGCCATTCATGTAGAAGGAAAGGGTGTTGCAGGTGCTCCTTATTCCAGGGAGATTGCAGAAGAAAAGACTCTTGAAACAATTAGTTTCTCACGAGCAAATAACTTTCCGCTAACTCCTACTTTTGAAGAGTTATAACCATAAATATCCTGTAGTGGATACAGGAAATCAATGTCAGCAAATCTAATACCAATAAAAGCATTCCTAGGAAAATACTATCCGGAACTACTTTATTCTGCATCGCAGGAAAAATACAAGGGAACCGGGCTTGATGAATTTTTCGAACAACGATTTTACATTCAGAACAATAAAGTTCAGATGATTGTTGATCCCGGCATGGCTGGACTCGTGGTTATTGTATCTGGTAATGAGCTTCATATCAGTCAAGAACTGTTTGACCATCCTAATATTGTGGTCAGCAATTCTATGGAGAATAATCAGACGACAAATCCACGAAGTCTTTATAACGCCGAAACCTTTTCAACAGTAGCTTACCTTGTTTGTCAAAATCATACCTCCTTCCAGATTGTAGGCGAGATTGACGAGCCCATCTACCTAAAGTACAAATCTGATTATGAGACCTTTTATAATTCGGTTGTGGTCTTTAATGTGTCTAATGATGTAGAGGTGGAAATTGTAGAAGAAATTGAAAGCTTTAGCGCACTGAATGCAGTAACCAATTACATACTGTATCCTTCGGCTAAACTTAAACTAACAACCTTCTATCAAAACAATATTTCGGCTCTGTCTTTTTGTTATAGAAACATAATTGCGCAGGATAAGTCATCCTTTAGCCATATACTTCTAGGAAAAGGTTCATCTAACATCATTGATGAAAATAAAATACATGCCCAAAGTGGTTCATCATCTGAGTTATTGGGTGTTGTAAATTCGAGCGGTAAAGATTTCCATTCTATTCTATATGTAGAACCAGGTGCGGCCGATTACCGTATTGCTGTAACCTATAAGGATGTATTGTCCGGCGATGGCAATGTTACATTCTTTCCTGTAATACAGGGAAATGCAAATCCTGACACTGCAACAATCGAGGTATCAAATATAACACTTGAGGAAATTCCCGCAGACAAGGTAGAAAATGAGATTAAGGGGTTCGTCTCTGATATTATTGAGCGTGCAACCTTAGAAAGAATGGTTGGTGTGAAAAGGTTCTACGACAATAAAACAAAGTTCCTACACTTTCCATAAATAATAGTAACTAGCAGGAGAACTAAAATGTATAAGATTACTGATGTCCTATCTCTTGGAGAAGATTACACAGTTTCTGACTCAGAGGGCAATGTCCTTAGTAAGATACAGGTGATACCACTAACAGAACTAATGTCAGCTTCATTAGGCCCATACACAGAAGCATTTGGCTCAGTTGAATCCTATCTCGAAAAATCAATTGCAACATTTACCGGTTTGGATGATATCGATCCAACCAGAGTTCTTTGGTATGCCACCACAGAAGATGAGGTAGCACTTAGTGATCTTATTGAATATGCTACCAAACACGGATATGATAGAATTATCCTTGAACACCTTGATGAGCTAGAGTAAATCTGCTATAATTGCTTTGCCCTATTAGCTCAGAAAAACGAACGGCCTCTAGACACAAGGTGGCGCCACCGGCTCCATGTCGTTTCTAGTTACACTGTAGAGAGCAGTTGATTTCTAATCAAACGGACGGTGGTTTGAAGTGTTCCATCATAGGGCACTATTTTGGTGTTATATGGAAGAAGAAAAGAAGAATATTATTTGTGCCTGGATTGGTGATGGCGAACGATGCCGTCACCCTACCATGTATGGCAAGTCATATTGTGAAGTACATCACGATAGGATGTATATCACCATGCCATCCGAGATGGCTCAATATATCATAGACAAAGAAGTATTATCTGAAATAACTATAATAGATAAATATAGGTAATTCTATAGGATACTATTATGGTAGCAAGTATACGTTCATCACACCTAAGAGGTGTTACAATTAGTGCAAAAGTTCCCGGTGTAATGGTATTGACGGTTAACTCCTTCCTTCTTAATACCCCCGGTCCGGTCGAATTACCTATACCTATATCTGGGATATATGATATTTCTGTAGATTGGGGTGATGGTAATACCATACCATATACAAATCCGACACCAGTATCTCATACCTATGCTGTAGATATTCCACACACGGTAACAATAACTGGTACACTAAATATATTTGGCGATCCTAATTACGAGATTCCAGGGCGTGAATGCTTAACAAGTGTTGTATCGTGGGATAATGCCCTTGGAATAACTAGTCTTGTTTATGCATTTGGCAATGCTACCAATCTCACATCTGTTCCATCTAATTTACCATCTACGGTAACAAATTTATCAGAGGTGTTTGAAGGAGCTTCGATATTTAATGGAAATATAGGTAGTTGGAATACAACCAATGTTACCAATATGTACTATATGTTCGCTTTCGCCACAGCATTTAATCAAGATATAGGCAGCTGGAATACAGGAAATGTTACCAATATGATCGGTATGTTCTTTAGTGCAACAGCATTTGATCAACCTATAGGTAGTTGGAATACAAGCGGTGTTACTGATATGAATTCGATGTTTGCTGGTGCCGAAGCATTTAATCGAGCTTTAACTTGGAATACAACTAATGTTACCTCTATGGGTAGTATGTTTCAGGCTGCAACAGCATTTAATGGAAATATAGGTAGCTGGGATACAAGCGGTGTTACTGATATGAGCGGTATGTTCTGGCTGTCAGCATTTAATCAATACATTGGTGGTTGGAATACAAGTAGTGTTGTCCTTATGAATGCTATGTTTCAGGATACACCATTTAATCAAAATATAGGTAGTTGGAATACGAGCAGTGCCACTAATATGGGCTTTATGTTTAAAAATGCAACAGTATTCAATCAAGACCTATCTGCCTGGCCTGTTCCATTAATTGGATCATTACCTATCGATTTCTATACCAACACTCCGGCATGGAACAAGACTGGCAGAGTTCCAGTCTGGGGACCATAATTTAATTTCCGCTTGACATCTCCTTTGTACTGCCATATAATAGTGGCAACAAAGGGATTTTATGAGCATTCTGCAAATTTTGGAAAATATTGAGAAGCTGTCAGCTCGCAATGCGAAGATCGCACTCATTGAACAGAACAAGGGAAACCAATTGTTCTTGGATGTGTTGCAGGCCGCACTGAATCCGTATACAAACTATCACATCAGGAAGATTCCCGACTATGATCCAAAAGGTGGAAAGACCCTCGACTGGGCACTGGTTGAACTTAAAAAGTTGTCAGGGAGACAACTCACTGGCCACGCAGGTATTGAGCATTTGCGCAGTATTCTTGGTAGCGTTTCCTTTGATGATGCTATTGTTATTAGCCGCATTATCGGTAAAGATCTACGTTGCGGTGCGGGCGATGGCACAACGAACGTAGCATTGCCAGGATTCATTCCCACCTACCCTTGCCTACTTGCTCGTCCCTATGACGAGAAAAATATCAAGAACATTAAGTATCCTGCCTACAGCCAATTGAAGGCTGACGGATTGCGTGCAAATGCGATTGTCGAAGGTCACGTCGTGAATTTGTTCGGTCGCAGTGGAAGAGAAATCGACCTGCTTGGCGCACTGGATC